ACCGTTTCATGTTTTTCAATGTTTTTTTAGAAAGGTATGTGTGTGAATATGTGGGTAAAGTTTATATTTTTTGGGGAAAAGTATAAGTTACACTCCACGGTGAGCCGTGGCTACGGATTGAAAGATTGACGTTAGTTTGTGTATTTTCGCTTGAGCCGTTCTTGTTTTTCTTCGGGCGTCTCCACCCACTCAAAGAAGGGCTCTGGTTGCTTCGGTTTCTTTTTGGAAAATAGTTTTCTTAGCAGCTTCATGAGTTACCCCACTAATTGATCTAATGGCAATCCGTGGTCAGCGTTGAACTCTCTGACCATTTCGTCAACCATTCGATGTGGACGAACTTCATAGACTTCTACTTGTTCTTGTTTTTTAGACCAAATCCAGTTGATAAGTTTTTTCATTTTTAATTTCCTTTCTGTTTTCCTAACCGCACTAGTGAGCTAGAGGTGTTTTTCTAAATGTCCAAAATATCGTGTATTCTGCACGTAGCGACGAAATCGATTGCTACGTCTTGAAACAGATCTTTACATTTACTGTCTGGTGTGTCTGGTTTGCTACAAACATCTCTATACATCAGACATATTGTGTCGATATTATCAAGCTCGTCTTTTGCTTTTTTTGAGACATCCATCGTCTGATTGATGTAAAGAATTAACTTTGTAATGTTGTCGAGAGCAGGGATGCCACCTTCCATCTTGTGGAAGTCCTTGTCAAATTGAACGGCGCAAGCTACCAGCCTTTTAATATAATGGTTGTTTGCCATGTTTTTTACCTCTCTTATTCTTCTAACTATGATTACTACTGTATAGTTATCTATTAGTTATTGTTATCAGTTAGTGCCGGTAGGCTCTAGATTGTTGTTGGTTAGTGCCGTAGGCCATATTGTTATAGATTGGTACTTGTTATATATTAGTAATTGTTAGTGTGCGAAAATTGATACTATGAATTATCACGACGTGAA